TGCGCTTTTTAAATTTGATGATGTCATTCTTGCCAGCTGTCTTCATCTCCCCACTCCTCATTCTCATCGTCGATAATAGGCACGAAACTGCCTGTAACTTTGACCAGCCCCGGAGCCATTACGGGCTCAAGTGAACGCCCGAGCTGCTTAATGACTAGAGCTTGCACTGCTTCAATAATCTCAGGCTCAAATGGCCGGACAAAGTAGCAGTGCTGACTCTTGGCTGTATCATAAAAATGCCCAATTTGCTCATCGCCGGAATGGATCACCCACAGCCCTTGGTGAGACTGTAGGCCTTCCGAGTTTCTTGCAGGATGTCGCAAAATCGAGAGGCTCATTTTTTACGCCTCAGCACTAAATACTGGATCAGTGTCACCATCAAACTTGAAGTTGATGGTGGCAGCCAAGGCTTCGCCATTGGTCGCTTCCGGGTAGCTAATGTTTTGTACAAAAGCAGTGCCGGATAAAGTCGCACCAGACGTGCTGCCGCTGTTCGTTTTCGGATAAGCGACCGTTAGCGTGGCAGTATCTCCGAGATCTGGCAGGCTGCCTGTAAAAATAAATTCCACCTCCAGCTCGCCGCCCTCTTTCAAAGATCCCGGGATATACTCCCGAAAGCCAGTAGAACCAAGGTGGCTCGTTTCGATGGCTTCCACTTCCATCTCTGCCCCGCCAATTGTTGTGACGTTTCCAGAAAATCCTGTGAAGGTGACCGTGGCACCGTTTCCCGTTGCGACATTAATTGCCATTGCTTAATTCCTTTAAAAAGTGGGGATAGTTTCTTGATGTTGAATTTCAAACTCGAGGATGACCCGATAGTCATGGTCATCACTTGCATCCACAGCCGCACTGAGCAGCTCACGACTGTTTATTAACGTGCAGCCGAGGATCTCCACGCTGCTCTCAGTTCCGCGAAAGCCCTGCAAGCGTTCACGCATCTTCTCGCTGATCGTTTCTGCCTCTATGTGGCTATCGCTGAAAATGTCTATCTGCATCATGGCGTTGACGATTCCGCTGCCACCGTCCAGAGCACCCTCTCTCATCGAGCTGATCATTTGATACTTAGCGCACGGATTCTCAACGCCCTGAGGAATGCGGCGAGGATACAAACGGGTTCCGATAAGATCTGTGACTGCTGTATCATTAAGCAGCCGCAATCTGATTGCCTTGCCAACGTCAGCCATTATGCTTGGAACTCCTTGAAGCCTCGTGGCTTCTCCTCGGTCAGGATGCGTAGGCTTTCGCGGATGAGCATCCTGTTGACCTCTGGCCGAAGCGTATCAGCGGCAGGTCTCAGGAATGGATCAGCCGCCCGGTCACGGTTGCCATACTCAACGACTGAGTAGTATGGATAGGGCTGCTCTGATTTCGATGCCAGCTTTTCCTCATTGATGACAACGCCGACCGCCATATCACCGCGCTTCACCTTCACGTCAACCGGCTTGCGAATCACCATGCTCTCAACCATTGCACTCGTGTCTTCAGGTGCAAGCGTTCTTGCCTTGTCGCGTATTTGATAGGCGATCTTTCGCAACGCTTTCCGGTAGATCTTCTTCATGTACTTCTTGCCAAACGTCTTGAAAAACGCCTGAGCTTCTTTGTCATCGAAGTGATGTGAAAATACGACACTGGTTCGCTCAGCCATCAGTCATCATCCTCCACGCACTGAAGGTGCAACGCTCGCTGCACGCCATCGCGTTCACTCACTTCTTTGATGTTGAGCCGTCGAGTTCGGCCATTCGTCTCACGATATAGCACCCGATCCTCTGCCACTGGGAAGCGTCCGCTGCGGGGGTAACGGATCTCAACCACGGTTTGAGTCACACTGATTGTGCGGTCACCTTGATTCTTCTCGGCTCCACTCTTATCAAAAACACGAGCAGAGCAGTCCCGGTAAGTCGTCCATGACTCCGTGACTTGTCCAGCAGCGTCTTGACTCGTGCCGTGCTGTTGCAAGCTGATCCTGTGCCGCAATTTTCTCACGGGTATTGCCCCCAGTGCAGACTGTTGACCATCGACTGATATGCCAGCGGCATCACCTGCGGCTGTGCAAAATCCTGAGAGACAGCTGTGCCACGGTCAAACCAGTGACGCACGAGCATCAGCATTGCGAGCTGTGCAGTCTTGGGCACTGATGCCACCGTTGCACCGTGGCCTGCAATATATGTCACAACTATATCGTTGTAATGCCCGCGAGTGGCTGGCCAGCTTTCACCGTCATTGAGCACGAGCCGCCCGGGGTTCTGCGTTGTGTCAACCGCATACAAACTCGCTGAGAGTGTTTGCGTGCTGTCGAGCGTGTCCACATAGGTCACACTGCTCACGCTTTGCAGCGGAGCCACGGGCAGCTCAATGATCGTCTGCCTTGGCCATGCGTCAAACTTCATTACGCGCGTTTGATTGATGAGTGCGAGCCGAGTATCCTGCTCAACCTTGACCCGAGCAGCTGTAATCAGCCGGCTCAGTGATCCGTCATGATACGCATCATCAAGATCACAGTGCATTCGAGCGTCTTCAATCGTCAGCGGTTCAATTGCTGGCTGAACGCTTACGGCTTCGCGGTGTGCTGTCAGTGCCATTGCTGGTCTTTCGCTTCCGTTGTTTTGGTTTTGGTTTAGGTGCGGAGATGGCAAAGCCGCGCCGAGTCAATAACTCGGCCACGGCGTTGTCCACCTCTGCCTCTGCTCCAGCCCTGAAACTGCGCCAGTCTTTTAAGAATAAAAGCTGCATAGTAACTCCCCTCAAAGGCTGATGCTTTTGACTAGCTAGCTGCTGTGAACAATCCAACGATTGCACCAGCGTCTGAGCCGTCGCCCGCATCATGAACGTTGATGTCATTGCGAGCAGTTGCACGAATGCCCATGCAGTCATCTGCGAAGTACACAGAATCACTCATTGCAATTTCAACGCCATCACGGTCACCGATAACCACGCCATTTACAAAAGCACCGAAAAGTGCGATGCACTTATCAGCAGCGTCTGCTGGCATCTGCTCGGTCAGATAAACCTGATAACCAAACAAGCTGGCACCACTACCGCCGGCAATGTCGCTCACGGTATTACCGCCAGCAGCATAGACGAGCTTCTGCACAACGTTTGAATAGAAGCTGCGGTTCATAACCCAGACAGCCTGAGCGTGGTGCTTGTCGCCAAGTTTTCCAGCCACTGAATGCAGGTCAGCAAGTGTCACTGAGCTCTGGCTTGTTTCGCCTGAGTCCAGAGTTACTTTGCCAGCTGCGCCAAGTGCTGAGATCACACCAGTTTCGGATCCGTAAGTGCTGGAACCATCGCCATTGATGAGCTCATTGTCCGAGGCTTGTGCAAAAGCAAAACCGATTTCACTGGCGAGATCGTCAGCAACGTTGATGACTGCATCAGCCAGAAGCTCATTTGACACTTTGGAAAGTGTGGCTTGCTTCTTAACGGCCAGCGATACGTTTGCCCATGCTTTGTCACTTGCAGTGATGCTGCCAGCTTCCGATGGGTAATCAATCGTGAGGCCACCGCTGCGCTTTGGCACGCTCAGCGTGTCGCTTGTCATTGGAATGACTCGCGAAATCTGGCGAGCAACGCCCACCGAGTCACGCACGTCGATGATCGCATCACTAAGAGGGTCAGGGACTAAAAATCCACCTTCGGAGTTTGTGCCCCCTGTCTGCGCACCAAGGATAAGCCCGTGATCGTTGCAGAACTGCTTGGCAGCTGCATCGTTCAAGAATTGAGCCTTGATCCATTGGCCGGCATGATATGCGTCACGCTCAGCTTGCTCGCCTTTGAAGGCGTGGAGGCGTGCTTTGGCCTTTGGAATTGCTGGCAGGATCTTCGGAGCATCTTGCTTTTGTGGCTGGCGTGCCAGTGCAACTCGCTGCTTCTCAGACTCGACCTTTTCCAGTCGCTGCTCGTTTTCACGCAGGATCTGGATCTCAGCCAGACACTCATCAACGCGAGTGCTTTCATCGTCATTGAGTTCGCGGTCATCGTTTTCCGCGAGGTTTACAATCGCCTGAACTTCGTCTTGAAGATCGGCAATCTTTTCTTTTGTTTGCTCTAACATTTTGAAACCTTTTTTCTGTGTGCTGGCGGAGCAACAAAGCAACACCGCCAGCGGTCATTGAATAAACAAGTCCGCTTTGCGTGCCGCTATAGAGTTGCACAAATCACCAGCACCGAAACAAAAGGCTTTAGAGCTCTCCGATGCCTATATCTCTTTTTTAATGGTTTAGAGGTTTATTGCAACAACGTGAAAGGGCGAGCCGGGCAGCTGCGATGCTTCGGCGTGCTTTCGCCTGCTTTTCGGGTGCTTTCACCTGCTCATCAATTGCCGCGATCCAGTTCGGGGCGTTGATATAATTAAACATCTTGATTGATGCAGCCGTTACATCTGATTCACTGGCCAGCGTGTCAGCGAATCCGAAGCTGATTGCTTCGCTTGCAGTTAGCCACGTTTCCTCATCCATCAGACTCACAATGGTACTGCGATCAAGCCCGGTGCGATTCTCATAAATCGTGACGAGTGTCTCTGCAACCTTATCGAGCACCTCAGCCGTCTCACGCAGTTCAGCCGCATTGCCAGCACTTTCAGGCGTCCAAGGCTGGTGGATCATGAGCATTGCCCCGTCACTCATGATGATCTCATCGCCGGCCATCGCGATGATTGACGCAATGCTGGCGGCAAGTGCATCCACGTGCACGATGATCCGCGCTGAGTTGCGTTTGCGGTAATCTTCCAACAGGCTATAGATCGCCTGCCCTTCAAACACGTCACCGCCTCCGCTGTTAATTCTCAGCTCAATATCACCTTCAGATTCCTCGAGAGCAAGCCGCATGTATTGTGCATCAATGTCCCAGCCGATACTGCCGTAGATATAGATTCGTTCCATTGTTTAGCCTTCCATGATCAAAGTGGTTGTTTCGTCCGTTCGAGTGTGCCAGGTATTCAGTTCCTTTTGAATTGCCCCGGCAAGCTCGTCCTGCTTGCAGGATCCAGTCACTGCCAGAAGTCGCTCAACGCCGCGCTCAATGTGCTCGCTCACCATCGCGTCAAAATCACAAACGCCGCCGAGGTTCGCAGCCCTCACAGCGTTGAAGCATGGCCACAGTGCATCGTGTACCTTCTTCGCGTGCTCATCGTAAAACAGCTCAGCCCACGCCAAGAAGTTTCCACCGCTGGCCGCTGCCTGTTTGATCTTGTTTGCTTCGAGCCGCACCATTCGATCAACGCGGTCACGCACCAGATCTCTCAGAGCGTCTTGCAGTTCCGGCGTGTACTTAATCTTCAGCTTAGCCATTGCCTCTGGATCCTCCGCTGGCCTTGCTTCTTCCTGCTCAGTAACGCCTTGATCCTTCTGCGCTTCACCGCTTTTGGTGTTCGGGTTCCGGTAGACATCTCCACCGCCATCAATCCGCTGCGGCATGTTCTCAAGTTTCCGCACTTCGTTCGGGCTGAGAAACTCGCTGCTGATTCCGATCTGGTA